ATCCAACGGTTGGGCAGGTATAACTGATTAGTCAACGAGCCAACGTCCATCATCTGCTTTTCAATAATGAGCTGGAATACTTGGAAGTCGTTGGATGGTACAGGCCAGATATACATCTCTGGATCAATCTGACGGTTAAACCAGTATTGCAAAGAACGTACAGATGGAAACTGTTTGTTTGGTAAGTTCCAGTAGTCATCACGGTTTAAGCGTGCTAATGGAATAACTTGTTGTGATTGTGCAAAAACAATTTGACGGCATGAAAATGGCGTCGATGTGGTAGAACGAATACGATGGAAGTAATACGGAATGGTCAGATTAATTGGAATGTAAGACCATGTACGGTCTTGCAAGGTTAGTGGCGTATCAAACGCAGCTTGCTGTTCCCATGTAATACCATCGTTACTTGTTTCATATACCAAACCAGTGTATGTTACGCTACCGTAGTTTGGTGCATAGGCATTGATACCAACGTAATACACGCTAGTTTGATTTTGATATTGAGCACCAAACCAGTTTTCACTAACCGTAGTTGTACCAAAACCATTTAAGTTTTGATCAAACACGTTTGGTGAAGTTGAATTGTCAACAGGCAGTGCTGTCTCAATTTGTGGTGTCTGGATGTAAATCCAATTTGCCTCGCGCACGTCAATCGTGCCCATTGGCATAGTAAGGATCTGCTGATTACTTTGCGCACCAAGGATGATATTCTCTAACAACCATAGGTTAACGCCGCGGTTAGACGAGTTCTGCAAAATGTAGAACAGCGCCTGCTTAGCGGCTTGTACGTACTCAGGTGTGATTTCTTCAGCTTGCTTTCCTGCACCACGAAAGGCGTAGGAAATCATCTGATCAACGTCGACCGTAGTCTGGTTGTATGTATTAGAATAGGCCACGGCTTATTTTTTCCCGCGTTTAGTTTTACCGCCCTTTTTCATGCCGCTTGCAGCGCCGCGCTTCCAATCAGATAGGCTTGGTCCTTGACCGGGAGCATATCTATAAACTAAATCATCAGGACGATTTGCAGTTTTTGGTAAATCACTAAGTCTAGGTGTTGGCATCTGAACCGGTCTTACTTCAACGTCTTTACCGTCAATATTCATCGTAGGTGTTCTTCCAACACCTGATGGCATTTTAACTGGTTTGGCATTTTTAAAATCTATGTCATCAACCAATCTACCTTCAGCCATTTTTTTAACTTTGCCGCCAGTTTTTAACTTAGACAAATCGGTGTGCTTTTTCTCATGCAGCTGATCATCGTGCATCTTGAATGCTTTTTTGATCATTTGCTTGTCTTGCTTAACGTCGCCACCTTCTTTGTAGTGACCGCCAGCGCACATCATTTTGACGTTTTGTTTAAAATCTTTCATTAGCGTCCTCTTCCAGCTGCTTTCTTCATTACCTTCTGTGGCAGGTTGGCTTTAGCTTTACCAGCTTTGATAAACTCCTTGCCTACCTTCTTAGGAATGCCAATGTTGCTTTTGCCTGCGGCAGCAGCGTACATGGCTTTTTGCTGTTGTTTAGATTCGATTGGCATATTAGCAAACCTTTGTAGCTTTACCGCCACGTTTTTTAGCAACAGGAGCAGATTTAGTTTCTGCTTCTTTATCTTTAGCAGCGGTTTCTTCTTCTACTTTTGCATCTTTAGCTTTTTCATTGCTGTATATTGCGGCAGCTGTTGGAAGCCCAAACAATGCACCCGGAAATAAACCTGCTGCAATTTTTCCAATTTTGCCACCAGCTGCATGCTTTTTAACTTTACCACCACGCTTTTGACCCATGGTGCCCATGTTAGTAGGCATTGGTTGCTGTTGTGGTTGTGGATTCATTTGATTAGCCAACGCGTTCATATCACCTGTGCCGCCAATTCGTTGCTGTTGTTGCAACAACTGTAATTGCATTGCAGGAGGCAATCTACGCATCTCTTGCATTAATGCTAATTGATGGGCGCGTGCGATGGAATCTGGGCCGGTAGCTAATGGAGCTGTTTGGCTACCGGCAGCCATCTTTTTTACTTCACCGCCTTTTTTGTACTTGTTTGGGCCGCCTTTAGCGCCAGACTTAGCATCAGCCATTTTAGCGTTGTCGCTTACTTTCTTAGCTTTTGATGAGCCAGCGGGTTTGCTTTTTTCTTTAGCAACGTCGCTGCCCTTCATGGCTGGCTTAACAGCTGCCTTAGATGGAGCTGCAGCTTTAGCTGGCTTGATATCTTTGGCTTTTTCGATGCTGTCGTAGTCGCCAGATTTTTTCTTAGCGCCGTATACACCTACTGCTCCGCCGTCTTTATATTTGCGAACGGTACCCATGGCTTTCTTAGCACGGCCGCCTTTTTTCATGGTAGTTGTGGTTTCATCAGCAACATCAGGCGTTGTGCCTTTTAGGCCAGCAACCATTTGGCGCTTAGGACCTTCATCTTTTTCTTTAACAGCAGGCACGCCTTTTTTAGCGATGCCGCCTTTTTTCATAATGTTTTTAACTGCTACAGAGCCGCCTTCTTTGAAGCACTGCATCTTGGGTAATGTCTTAAAGCCGTCCATGGGTTTTCCTCGAGGTTATTGGATTGTAGGGTGATCAGCCCTTATATCTACTAATGCACAAAAACAGGGGTTTACGCCCCTAAAAACAATGCCCGTTCGCGTTTGCGGCGGTTGATAAGTACTTCTGGTTTATTCCAGTTTAGGATCGCATCCGCTGCGCCCTGCATGTCATTTTGATTGATTTTCTTAACTACGGTAGAGTTAGAAAAATTAGTGCCTCCAATATTGAAACAGAGGCTGTACAGGGCGTCGAATTGGTGTTGCTGGAGGGGTACCTTTACCGAGGTCTCTACGGCCTCGCTACACCACTTTAAATCCTTCCTAAGCAGCTCTTCTACCTGATCATCTGTCAGGGTGGCTGTCAGCAGATACTCTTCATCGGTTTTGATGAGGTGGCCAACACCAATCGTCCAAAGACCCTTGGAGTCTTGGTACGCCTTGTTGCGTGAACCTTCTTCTTTGGTAATAAAGTCTAGTGTGGATTTTGCGATTGCCATGAGGTTTTCTTCAATCTGGGTATATCGGTTTGTGAAGTGAAAGGCTGCAATAATGCCTAAACACCACATTAGTACTACTAAAGTTTTTTTCATTTTGGCTCCTTTCTTTACGCTAGTATAGCGTAAATTGGGGGGTCACTTATTTACTTAGTGAGTCGTATTGGGCGTAGCAGGCTTGGAGGCTGGAGCGGAGGAGGTCTGCTCTGGCAGCTTCCCTAACAAGAAATTCTGCATCCTCGGCAGAAAGGGCTCGCCCAGTTCCGTCTTGTCCATTTGCGTCGTCTTGGGCGCGACTGGGACGTTTACGCAACTCGCTAACAGCATCGAGCAGCTGAGTATTAATAGCTTGAATTTGTGCATCTTTTTCAGTCCTTATTTGGTCTGCTTCTGCTTGGTATCTTTGTTCGGTTTCTTGGACAAGTCGGGTTTGTTCCAACCGATATGCTTCAAAGCGGCTAGACTCAAAATGATACCCGCTATACCAAGCGGCAGAAAGAATAACAGCAGCAGCAATAATTTTGGCATAAGTTAAAATAGATAAAGGGAACATTATTCACTCTTTTGAGTTGCAGCTTTTGCACCAATCATCACGCCAGATCCACCTAATGTGGTAGCTAGGCCCATACCTAATTTTTCCAAGTCAATCTCGGTGCCATGGAATGCAGCAAACAAAGCAATACCTAAAAAACCCAACACGCACACCACAGCACAGAACCGTGCAGCGCAGTATGTTTGGTTGTCGTCTTCGGTAAGGATGTCTTTAAACAGTTTCATTTTTGGTTACCTGCTAATAGGGCGACTATTACAGCGATAAGTTGCATGGTCCATTGCCGCGTGTCCCCTGTGGACAAACATGGTATCCAGTCTAATATGCAGATTGATCCGATGGTTGCTGACACACCTACAACATAAACTAGTAACCAGATCAAAACTTGTCTGTAGTTATTGTTCATTTAATTTGGCTTGGTGGCAAAGTAATGGCTTATAAAGCCTACAAACGAGCTCAATGCAGAGACTACCATCATGCCTGCCCACATACCGCCTTTAGATTTATTTGCCAACTCACAAAGTTGCTCAACTGATTTTTCGAGTTTATCGATCTTTTTCTCAAGCGAATCAACCGTTGCAACAAGTTGACCATACTTAAATATGTCGATTTGGTTATCGTGATCCATTTAATTATCCAATAAGGGCAGTTACTTCAGCTTGTG